TCGGCGCCGGTCGTGGCGGCTGCGACGGACACATCGTTGAGTCCGCGCTTCAGGCCCTGGGCTCCAAGCGTCGGCTTGAGATAGTTCAAGCGTGAGACCAGTTTGGTGGTCTCGTCGAGAGGCATATCGGCACCCGAGACGCCTTCCAAGATCATCTGGGTGACGTCCTTGGCCATGGCCTTGGGAATGTCAGCCTTCAGAACTTCGGTATAGGCGTTGAGTGCTCCCGCCGGAGACAGGCCGTTCTTGATGGCAGCGTTATCGAGCCAATCACGACGGGTCTGAACGACCTCGCCCTGAGACATCTTCTCGGTGCCGGTGCCGCCGAACATCCGCAGCTTGGTCTCTGCGGTGTCGATGGTCATCCGGGACTGGATGCTACGCTCGATGGCGGCGCCCGTCGCTGCCGCAGCTGCAAGGCTGACGGCTCCCGTCGAGTTCACCGCGGAGCGGGCAGAACCCAGCCCGTCACGAAAACGACCTGCACCAGAGGTCAGGTTGCTCTTGGCGCCGCCGATCTGCCTGTCGTTCTCGCGCTGTTCTTCCCGAGCCAAGGCCATCTTGGTGGTGAAGGTGCGGCGAGCGGCCTTGACCTCGTTGTTGTAGCGACCCTGGATGCGCTGCTCAGCCTGGGCATCCCATTTACCGGATGCTTTGGCGAAGCCCATCTGCGCGTTGTACAGCATCTGAGCGCCCTGGAGGCGACCCTGAAGATCGCGCATGGCCTCACGGCCCTGTCGCTGCTCGATCTTGCCCTTGAACTGGCTCATGGCCAGATGGCGCTGTAGGTATTGCTGGATGCCGCGCTGGGTGTTGAGTGCGTTCTCGTCGTTGCGCTGACGGGCGTCGCTGGTCCGTTTCTCGAGACCGGCTGCACGTTCGGATGCACGTTGCATCCGATCCTTGATCCGCTGGACTGTGCGGAACCCAGAGAACATCTTGGATTGAATGCCTTCCTCGAGCTTTCCCGAGGATAGGACCATTTTGAAACGCTGACCGAGTGATCGAATTTCGTCGGCATCCGCTTTCTTGCGGGCCTTAATCCGATCAATGACTTCGCCGAGAGAATCAGCGGCGTTCTTCTTCTGTGTCTTAGCGAGGTCGCGGAACCCCTTGATCGAAGCCCGGGTTGCGGAATCCCTCTTACGCTGAACCCGGCTTACCGATTCTTCCTCAGCTTTTCCGGCGAGGCGGCTTTCTTTTGCGGTCTTACGCTTTTCCTTGGACTTTTCGATCTCGAGTCGAACCTGCTCATTGGCAGACTTCTTCTCGTCTTCGTCGTCTTTCTTCTTCTGCCGAGCGGCGGCCTTGCGCTCCTTCTCGGCAGCCTTGTCGGCCTTGGCCTTGTCTTTGGTCGCCTTCTCGGCGGCCTTCTCGGCCTTGGCCTTCTCGGCTGCGGCTTCCTTCTCAGCCTTAGCTTTGGCCTCGACTGCGGCCTGTTCTCGCCCGATCTGGGCAATGACGGCTTTCTTCTGGTCGGTAAGCTGCTTGGCCGCTTTGATGGCGTCCTTATCACCGGCCTCCACCTTGTCGTTGAGGGCGGTGATGCGCTTGTCGAGGTCTTTTAGTCGCTCAAGATGTTCGACATTGACGTCGACGCCAACTTCAAGCTTCATCTTGTCGTCAGCCATCGACGCCTCCTATCGACCCTTAGCCGCAGCTTCTGCAGCTTTCTTTTCGCGCTCGTACATATTCTTGGCGCCACCAACGAAGGCCTGGAAATCGCTCCAGTCCATGTCGTTGATGACGGTGAGATTCCAGCTGTAACGTTCGGTTAGGAGGAACGAGTCCTCCATTATGCTTCCGATTCGTTCAGCATTTCGAGCAAAAAACCCTCGAACCACTTGCGCATCACGCCGAAGTCCTTCGGGTAGAGTTCGCCCATCACCGGGTTATCGACACCACAAAGATTGGCCAGAACCTTTTCCATGGCCAAGATTGAGTCGACCTCTACTTCTTTGATGAACGTACGCACGTCACGCATTTTCGGCTCACGTGCTGTGAACTCTGCGAACTGCTGGCCGCGAAACTCGATCGGACGTGAGAGCTTGAAAACGCGCGGGCCGCTGTGATCGGTATCGTTAGACATGATGGATTTTCCATTCTGGTTGGGTTAGGGAAGAAAAAGACGCCCCGACCAGGGATCGATCTAGGTCGGGGCGCTGAGTTGACTTAGTAGGTGAAGCCGAGGAAGCCGCGGGCGCGGGCTGAACGATCCTGGCCACCGATGATTGTGATCTTGTTGAAGACGTCGATCTCGTTGACGACGGTCGAACCGATGGTGTGCTTGTAGTAGTTCGCCACCAGCGACACGGTCATCGTGGTCTTCTTGCCGGGCTCTGACTTGCCGGGCTTGATCTCCTTGACCAGGGAGCGCGTCTCGATGAGAACGCCCTGCTCCTGGCCTACGGAGAGGCCACGTGAGTAGCCGTTAGACGCGGCGCTTGACGGGGTCAGGAGATAGCCGCGGAAGTTGACCGGCACGTCGATGGCGCCGGGGCCGTAGCCGAGCAGCGTCCAGACCTGGGGGTCGTAGGTCTCGAGTTCGAAATCGAATTCGATCTTGTCGATGCCGAAGGGCATCTCGACGGTACCGTCCATACCACCGCCTCGGAAATCCTCGGTGAGGATCTTGATTTCCGGGGTCTGGAAGCTGGGGCACGTACCGATCTTACCCACTTCATTGATGAAGCAGGTGAAGTCCATAAGAATGGAGGCGTCGCGCAGGTTTGCCATGTTTCAATCCACAAAAAAGGCCAGCCCGGATTTGGGCTGGCCTCATTGAAAGGAGGGGTGATTAGTTCGAGCCGCTCAGGGTGGCGAACTGCTCGACGAAGCCCTGGTAGTAGCTCGTGTTGCGAGAAGCCGAGAAGATCAGGTGCTCCAAGCAGGCCGGGGGCTCGAGGTCGAAGTTGACCGTGAGCTGGCCACCCGCGAACGTCGCCGGGGTGTTGACGTTCGGGTCGATCCAGCACTGGCCACCGATCAGGGCGCCGCGGGTCTTCATCAGCGTGAGGTAGCGGTTCACGTCTGACTGGATCGAGTCGAGCAGCTGGTAGGAGAACGGCACGTCCAGACGGGCGCGCTCGGCAGCCTCGAGGCTCTCGTAGATCATGTCCGCGGTGCGGCGCACGTTGAGCATCTGCCACAGCGGATCCTGCGTCGTGGAGCGCAGGCCCCAGAAGCGGAAGCCGTCGTCGTGGATGATCGTGGTGACCTGATTCGAGTTGAGGAGGTTCGCCTCTGAATCCGGATCGTTCGGCATCCAGTCGATCGGGCGAGCCGAGCCGCCGATGTTCTGGATCACCTGATTGGAGAACGAGTACCAGAAGCCCTTCTCGTTATCGACGCGAGCCTGGATACCGGCGGCGTAGGCTGAGGCCGGGCGCGCGGTGTACGAGGACGACTCGATGTCGTAGGCGAGAACGCCCGGGTCGATCATGGCGACGCGCATCGAACCGTAGTCGTTGCGGGCCTGAACGGCGTCGGCGTAGTTCGTGCCGGGACCGTCGACGAAGGCGACCGCGCGGAGGCGATCGACGATGGAGGCCATCGCCTGACCGACCGGGTTGGCGACGGAGCCGAGCACCGCAGTCGCGGCAGCGCCGGTACCCGCGCCGTTGATGGTCACGGTCGGGGCAGCGGTGTAGCCGTAGCCACCATCGGTGACGACGACGGCGGTGACCTTACCACCGACGACCTGGGCGACACCGAGAGCGGTCTTGCCGCCTGACGGCGCAGCCGAGAACGTCACGGTCGTGGTGGAGGCGACGTAGCCGGTGCCCTGTGAGGTCAGGGTGGCCGAGGCGATGCCGTTCGACGGGCGGGCTGAGGTCAGGCCGGGGGCGATGATCAGCTTCGGCACGACCTTCAGGAGCGAGCGCGCGTTGAGCAGCGACCACACGCCGGTCTTCGAGGAGGGCGAGCCCACCGCGTTGGCCATCGTGTCGGCCATGGTGTTACCCTCGGCGACGCGGGTCACGACGACCATGGGCGAGCCCTGGCCGTAGATCGCATCGATCGAGTCGAGCAGGGTGCCGTCGGTCTTGAGGTTGGCAGCCTTGAGGGTGTTGGCGAACACCGCCACCGGGGTGTTCAGCGGGAACAGGTCGGGATCGGCGTTCGGGGCGGTACCGACGAGGCCGATGACGTTGGACTTGACGGTGGTCACCGGACCAGCGGCCGAATCGGCCTCGATGGTCTCGATGCCGTGCAGGAATGAAGCGGTCATGGATTGTCCCAAAAAAAAGACCCGCCAGGGTTTGGCGGGCCGATCAGGTTCGAGGTGGATCTGCGCAGGGCCGTGGCCCCGGATGCGTCAGAAGGTGAGATCGCCCGTGTGGACGGCGATCTTGCTCGCGTCCGAGGAGGTCAGGGTGAGGGTGAACACCGGAGGGGCGTTGGTCCCGTTCGGCGCGCCGTAGATCCGGATCGCGCGAATGAACCCGCCGTTGCCGTCTGAGGCCGAGGCCGTCACGACGATGCTTTCAACCTGATCGACACCGATTGCGGTGGTCAGGCTTGTGATGCTGGAAGCCGGCATGATCAGAATCCAACAAAGAGGAGGAGGGCTGCAGCCATTGCTGCGCTACCTGCGGCTGCGACGAGCCATTGCAGGACGTTCGAACCCGACCAGAGAAACATGAACAGGGCGCCAAGCGCGGCGATGGCCGGCTTCGTCCCGGTGTTCTTCAGATCGTGCTCACGCTGTCCGGCCTCACGCCCGTAGTAGGTGGCTGAGACCGTGAAGGCGCCGAGCACCGCGGCGAACACCGCGACGGGCACCT